ACCAACAACCTTGCATGCTTGTACAAGCATCGAGATGCGGTTGTTGATAGTATCCAGTTCTACGTACTGATCCTGGATCATGTAGTAGTCTGGACGCGGCGTAGTGTTACTGGTTGAGACGTTCGCCAGCATAGGTTTTGGACAAGGTTCAAAACCTTTCAATTTCAGAGGATCATCCTTTGTATCTAGCAAAGTGGTCATACCTTTGCTATACCAAATGACCTTACGAGTTGTGCGGTCCCAAATTTCGTAGACAACAGCCTTCTTAAGGATGTCTTCTTTAGGTGTAGATGTCCGTTCGTTGCCTTTTGAACCGTTTACAGAGTAATTCAGGGGGCAAGCTTTGCCTTTAACCTCACCAAAGCGCTCAATAAGCTCTTCACGAGTCATATAGGCCTTACGACCCACCCAACGGCGCTCTTCCCACACACGGCAAGGCGACCACAAGAAATCTTGCCAAAAGATGTAATCTACACAGATACGCTGGTCTGTAATGCGCTTTTGAGGCTCTTGTACTTCGGCTAGATCATCAGGTCCATAGGAATCGTTCCCTGGAGTGGGCGGGACACTGATTTCCTCGGTATCTGTCTCAAGACGGAGCCATGCAGCTGCCAGACCTGGTACAAGTCGGTCTTGTACAGCATTACGCATGCAAGAGTCAAAATTATCAGTAGGATCATCTAAGTCCTGCGTGATAGCTCTTTCAATGATAAGGGCCGAAACGCGACCAATGTCATCATTGTAGTCAGTATACTTACGAGATACTGCTGGTTTTGGAAGTTGTGCGTAAATGGCTGACTGAAGTATGTTTGTATTGGCATAAAAGATATTAAACCACTTAGACTGAGCGGTCATTGTATCTCGTTCGTCAATAAAGCGCTTCGTAACTGTATTCGCGCGCTTGTAGAACTTTTCCAGCTCTTTTTCAGCTGCTACAATCTCACTAGCCCACAACTGACATGGGTCAACTTCTTTGATTTTCTCAATAGTTGCAGTTTCATTAGCCATTTGTTATCCAATACGCCTACTGGCGCGATTTGCTTCGTTATCTTCAAACAGGGTTTGCAAATTGTAGTTAGAGGCAGTGAGCAATTCCAATGAATTAGCCCGTTTTGATGGCAGTATTGAACCAGTTCCAGAGAAACCAAGTACTCCGCAAGCCATAGCTACATAACGTAAGCAATCACAGTAGTCTGAAGCCCAATCATGGTAGGGTATATCAGAAAACATGAGCTTATTATCATCCCATTCACGCCTGTAGACCTTCATAGCTTCAAGAAGGTCACCGGTTGTAGTAGTATCGATCGTAATGAGCGGGAAAAGTCTTCTAACTGCTGCAATACCATCACGAACCTTGTGTGCAGGTACAATTCTTGGGGTAATTTTCTCTTTTAGAAACTGCTCAACAATAGACTTACCCGTTTGAAGGTTCTTAGCCCTTGCATCGTGGGGGAGAAACACATCCCCGAGCTCACCTTCAAACTGATTAATCTTATCTAGATGATAAAAGATGTCTTTACCTGTCGTCGCTTCACAAGCAACTAGTCTAACAGTATTGTCCTTACCAAGTTGAAACCAAATACAAACTGTGGCGTCAGTAAAGCCCAGGTCAAAAGCACAGTGCGTAGGAAGACCCTTGTCAAACAAGTCTTCTGTAACCGCGCGACCATCAATAAACAAGTCATTGACTTCAGATGCATAGATTGCGCCCTTCAAAGCCGAGTCAAATGAGCACAAGTACTCCTGGGCAAATTCCTCAGGGTCCATGTCCCGCCGGAGTTCTTCCAGCTCCTGTGGAGAGATGATTTCGGAGGTATCGGCAGGCAGTACTAAGTAATACCAATCTGCTGGGTTTTTCTTTGCTTGCTGGCAGACATCATAGAAAAGGTTCTTACCTCGAGGTGTTGATACAAACACGCTCCATCCATGTCGGTCGGAGAGCGCGGGCCGGATGACTTGAGAGAATACACTGGGCTTGAACAGAGCATACTCATCATTGACGGTGCCATCAAGATACATGCCGCGGAGGCTATCGGCGTTATCTGCACCAAGGACGTAGATTGTGGCATCATTCTTCAGCGTAACCTTAAGTTCCGCTTCCTGAGGTGGTTTTCCAAGGTACTGCTCTGCATAGTCTTTGAGATACGTCCAGGCAACTCGTTTTGCTTGACTGTACGTGGGGCCAATGTACGCCAACTGAGGCTTGAAGTTCTGACATTCCAGCGCACCGAAGATCAAGTCATTTACAAGAGCTACGGTTTTCCCAGCGCGCCGATGGGTATTGACGGCACCCCAACGCTGCTTTCGGTTATGGAGCGGGATAAACTGCTCCCGCGGGACGTACTTAAGGACCATTACTCAGATTTCTTGAACAAATGATGATCAGGTACATTAGCCTTAATCCAGGCCACTGCGTAGACCCGCAGCGTCACTGTTATTTGGAAGCGCGCGTAAGAACCTCTGTAGCGTTTCTTGCGGACTACCCTCTTTCCAAAGTGCTGACACAGCAGCGTTTGTAATATCGCTGGGGTTGTAGCCATGCAAGTCGGGTGGTACGGTGCGATCTAGGCTATGCTCGTTAACATTCCAGGCCATCGAACTAGACGGCATAGAACGGCCCCCCGAGCGAAGTCTCCGCATCTCTGCATCACGTAGCGCACTTACATTTGCAGTAACCTCTCCAGCATCAGCACCCCAAGCTACACGAGAAGTAGGTCCGCCCTTCATTCTACTCAGACTCTCGAGTGTGTTTGCTATCTTCGAATACTGCGGCGCTACATCACGTAGCTCAGCCGCTAGTTCAAAAGCTCTAGCGCTAAAATTAGGGATTGACCTGGCTTCGTCAAAAACATGGTGACCCTGTGTTCCCGCAATCGTCTTAAACAGGGGGTGTGATACCTCATGGTCGCCTAGAAACCTAAGATCCTGTGAGCCGTAGTCCCCCATTTTGTCAAGATAAAACTCAATGGTACCTTGCTTGCCCACGTCACCTCGGTACATAGCGGGTGCTTCGTCCCACGCATCCCCAGACTTCTTTACATGTACATCAATGTTCTTTAGCGACTTATCAAGATCATACAGTTCTGCATTCTTGTACACATCTTTTAGTTTGTGTTGCCCCGCTTTAACTGGCAGGTCCCAGTCACCAGCTCCGACTTCTGAAATAAACCGATTAGATTCTGGAGACCTCTCATGAAATCCTGGGTTCGGAGAAAGTTTAGTTTTATCCCAGACATCTTGCCAATCAGATCCACCTTTACGCAAGCTTTTGGCCAGGTTATGCGTGGCCCAAGCCTTTTGGTTATTACCTTTGAAAAGCGTCCAGGCGGGGATAAGCATTGCCTTAGCTGCTCCACCTGGGACGGAAGTAAGAAGATCAGCGAGCACAGCACCAGCGCTACTAGCGCGGTTTGCAGCCACTTCTTCCGCGCGCTCCGGATCAAACACGGAGCCTTCTACCTCACCACCGGTTACTCCAGAGACAAACCCGCGAAGTCGCGCTGCGGCTTTCTCATTACGAGGAGACGCGCGCTGCTTGAGCCGTAACTGGCTTACAAGCGCTGCGTACTCCTCGTCAGAGGGCATCTGCGCCATACTACTTCTCAGTGGGCATCAACTGAATGACATCGGCATCTTGCACACCTTCCTTGTATGCGAGCCTGTCGCGCGTAAGCCAGGGGATGTCTATGATGATCTTCTCGCCTGCAATGGGGGAGGCAGAGGCGGGGAGAAGCTTCGACATAGCTTGCACGAAGACCCGCGCGTTCTGGTCGTTGGACAAGGCAAACTGGACAAGCCACTCGCTACCACCTAGATGGTCGAAGGCCTCTCTGAAAATCTCGCGTAGTTGCCTGTTTACCTTCATGGGACCTGCAGTCTCAGAAAGGGCAGAACTACGCAACGATTGCTGCGGTGCGGGTTGGGGGATTAGCTCCATGGAGCTAATTATAATGTGTTTTGTCTCCTCGTGCGCATGCTATGGCCAATATTACGTTTCGTTACACTTGCTTTCTAGGTCGCGGATTTTGGAATATTCCACGTGGGCCTATGACCAAAAATCTTGAGGCCCCCCACGCCCGATCTTGGACTCGGGCCAACCCGCAACGGGATGTAACCAACCGCAACCGTCACAACTATGTTAGTAAGCACTCACTTACATGTGTATGTTAGTAAGCACTCACTTACATGTGTATGTTAGTAAGCACTCACTTACATGTGTATGTTAGTAAGCACTCACTTACATGTGTATGTTAG